TGATTACCAACAGAATTTACGGAGCGTAAGAACATGACAGATATTTCAACCAACAAAGTCGGTTTTAAGAACTTAACTTATACGTTAACCGCGCTGCCTCTGGTTCCTTATATTAAACTTGAGGGGTTCGGTGCGGAAGGCGTACAGTGGGAACGCCCGCAGCCGGCGGTCGCCCGTCTGGGAGCGGATGCCAAAGGCGTCGTCAACCAAAAGGCGGTGATGTATGTTTGCACCATATCTCTGCTGCCGACGTCAAACTCAAGGCTGGCGCTTGACAACCTGATCAATTTGACAACTCCCAAGTACGGCAAGGATTTGTCCGATTATACGGTAGTTATGACGGTAACCAACAACACCACCGGAACCAAAACGGTCTATACCGGCGGCACCATCACCGAGGTGGACGGCGGCGACAACGCCAATTTGGACGACGGTCAGCAGGACAAAACCTATCAGTTCACCTTCTTTGACCGGGTGATTATGCCGGCCTAGGAAAAAGGAGTTGCCAAGCAATCCTTGACAACTCCCTTGTTCTCGTCTATCGTTTAACAGACAAGAAGATGCGGATCTTCCGAATGATAATAATAAATTTTATTATCATGACTTTCCTTTCAGCCCTTACGGGCGGTTGGAAAGGGGAAAACCCAAAACCTATTGACATTTTATGTAAAATAGGTTACCTTTAACTCATGAAGTGGTTAAAGGTGGGTTTAACCCCTTTCTGAGTTAATAAAACATCCAGTGCTGCAACACTGGATGTTTTTCTTATATAATAAACATTTTTTACAGTCAAGCTCTGCCGGCAATCGTCGGCGGGGCTTTTTTTGTCGGAGTTTTCAATGGAAACAATAAAAAAAATAACTATCAAAGATTTGGACGGGCAAAAGCTGACGTTTTCCGTCCGCCTTTTTGACGCGCTTGACGGTATTGATTTTGTCGACCGCTATGTCAGTTCCAAAGATAAATCAATCAAACCTTTTTTGGCAGATCTGCTTCCGTTGGCGACGCTTTTGGATGCGAGCGGGCAAACCGCTGTTGACACGATGAGTCTGGAAAAAGTCAACACTTATTTCCAAAATCCGTTGGCGGTTATTGAATTGGGGCTTGCCATTTTGGAGCATCAAAAGGTTTTTATGAAAGAATCCGAAGTCTTCCGGCCGTTTCTCGCCATTCTCGAAAAGAAGTCGGCTTTTCCGATTTCGGATTCTCAAATTGCATAGGGAATATCTTAAAACCGGAAGTTTCAATAACCGAGTTAAAACAGATGGACTTAGGCGACCTGTATCTGGCAAACGTTGCCGCCTATGTCCGCGCGCAAAATGAGATTTCCGCCTACAACCGGGCGAAGGATAAAGCAAAATGAGTATGTTTTCAGACGCTGTAATCAATTTTTGGCTGAACACCGGCGACGCTAAAAAGCAGCTCGACGGTTTGCAGGGGGCTTTTGCCAAAACCGCGGACAAGATCCAGAACAATTTTATTGCCAAGCTGGGCGGGCTGGCTCTGGGCGGCGTCGGCATCAAAGGTTTGACCAATGTTTATGACGAGGCCTTAAAAATCCAAAATCTGGCCGAGAGCTGGAATTTGCCGGTTGAAAAGGTAAGCGCTTTTACCAATGCTTTTTCGCTTTTGGGCGGCAGTACGGACGATGCTCTTGGTGCGATTGATAAGCTGCAAAATCTGTCCAACCAGTTGAAGTTTGATTCTTCTGGGGCGTTGCGTGAGCTTTCCGCCGTCATCGGTACCAATTTGTTTAACAAAGATTATCAGGGAGCTATTGACGCTCTCAGGCAGAATTTCGGCGCCCTTAATACCGATGCGCAGAAAAAAGTGGTCGACATGCT